GGTTTTACGAGCGTGGTTGTTCGTATTTAAAATGGATTCCCTACTTGAGTTTTTGCTACCTTCGCATGATGAAGATGCAATTGAATTGGTTGATACTAATTCAGTTAAGCCTAGCTTCAGTTTGTCTGATTCTAGTGGGGATGTTTCTCCTATTTACAGGTCGTTGTGCAAATTTTTTGGATTTCTTATGATCCGAGATACTGTTGTCAGACCTGATAAATTTACTGGTGAGTTCATAACGTTACCTTTCGTTATAGATCGGTTGAGAATGACATTCGATTTGGAAGATGATTATGCCTTCCCTGTGGATGATTGTTCATACGATCTGGAACTTACTGATGCTCAGCTTGATTACGCTGAAGTTCTTCAACAACAGAAAGATTTCTTTTCAGAAAGTCTTGGTAAGGTTGTTGTTGATTATGACTTTTCCCTTGATAGTGAAGATCCTTCTATCAAGGATGTTGTAAAAATACCCGATGAAATTTCGGAAGATTTTCCTCAAGAAAATGTACCAGCCGAAATTGTGGCTGATGTTCCACAAATTGTTAGTGATGACGTCGAAGAGCAAGTCGTAGCTGGAGAATTGATACCCAGTTGCGAAACTGTCAATGAGAATGTTTGTGTGGAAGTAAAATTTCCCACACATCTTGCCCCTAAATTCCTGGCAACACATTTACCGGATGTTGATAGGGTTATTCTTGTTGATGGTGATACTGTTGATGGGTTTGATAAACTCATCAGTAGAAATGATTGGTTCTTCTTGAAGAAGTTATTACCCAACATTCCATTACCTTCTGATGGAGATGTGTTGTTGTCGGGAATTAAACCGACTTCACCTGGAGTTCTTCAATTCGCTCTCGACGAGTTGTTTCCCTACCATAACTTGGTAGACGATAGATTTTTCCAAGAATTGGTCGAGTGTAATGATATTGCACTTGAACTTGATGACTGCTCTTTCGACTTGTCCCATTTTGTTTCGTGGGACAAAGGTAAGTCTGGAGTGGATTCCACCTTAATGACAGGTCAGACTTCCAATAGGCAAAGTACCTTTAGAGAGGTGGCACTGTCGGTGAAAAAAAGGAACATGAACGTTCCTATTCTCAACACTGTATTGAATGTCGAAGACGTCAGTAACAAAATTGTGAATAGATTCTTCGAAACTGTGGTTGATATCAATTTATTGACCACATTGCCAGACGTTATTTCCATTGGTGAGGTTAATTACTTTTCTGATTATTTGAAAGGTAAAGCCATCAATGATGATGAATTGTATGTTGATCCTATTTGTCTTGTGTCTATGGATAAATACAGACACATGATCAAATCCCAACTCAAACCGGTTGAAGATAACAGTCTGATGTTTGAGAGACCTTTGGCAGCTACTATTACCTTTCATGATAAAGGTAAAGTTATGTCAACATCTCCCATTTTCTTGGCGGCAGCAACTCGGTTGTTTGCTTGTCTAAATGAAAAGATTTCAATTCCTAGTGGGAAGTATCATCAGTTATTCTCTCTAGATGCTGAAAGATTTGATTCGGTGCGTTTCTGGAAGGAAGTGGATTTTTCGAAGTTCGATAAATCTCAACAGGAATTGCATCATGAAATCCAGAGAAAAATTTTCCTTAGGTTGGGAGTCCCTCAGGAATTTGTTAATACCTGGTTTACCAGTCATTGTAGATCTCATATTTCTGATGCCTCTGGGTTAAGATTTTCGGTCAATTACCAGAGAAGAGCGGGAGATGCTTGTACCTATTTAGGTAACACTATTGTCACTCTCGCGGCCCTTTGTTACGTTTATGATCTACGATCTTCAAACGTTGCTATGGTGGTTGCTTCTGGTGACGACAGTTTGATTGGGAGTTATTCCGAATTGGACAGAAGTTTTGAACATTTGTTCTCTACTTTGTTCAATTTCGAAGCAAAATTTCCACATAATCAACCGTTTATATGCAGTAAGTTTTTACTTACTATGCCCACGAAAGGTGGAGGAAAGCAAGTTGTTGCAGTACCGAACCCAGCTAAGTTGTTAATCAAACTCGGGGTTAAATCGATGACAGTCGACAAATTTGACGATTGGTTCCAAAGTTGGTTGGACTTGATCCACTACTTTGACGATTATTATCTTATAGAAGTGGTTTGTTCTATGACCTCTTATAGGTATATTAGGCGCCCTTCTCAGTTTTTGGTTTCGGCTATTTCTAGTCTGAAATCTTTATTTGCTAATAAGAAGAAATGTAAAGACTTCTTATTTCCTGGGTTAAGAGATAAAAATCCAGATTTATCCATGCGTTTGGATACCCCTATAAAAATAAGGGATGTTACCTCTAAGAGAACTAGAGGTAAAAAGAAGATGAAAGAAAATTCTCATTTTCAAATAGATGGTAAGGTCGGTGGATGACCATACTATCTATTTTGTTAGAATCCACCATTCAGATTTTGTCACTGAATGTCAATCCTTTTGGTTAACCTGCACTAAGTGCGTAAAAGGTTAAGATAAAAATGCCCATTGTATCCTGAATGGATGACACTTTTTATTGCCTACAGATTTGTAGATGCCCTCACCGTAAGGTGAGGATGCCCCTTTAAGGGATGC